GTTCTCATTACCAGATGAGAAGTCAACCCGCATATCGTCTTTGAAGCGTCGCCAGTGGCCGAACTTGCCAACCCAACCACTATATTCTTTGTCGGCTGGATTTACTTTTACTATTAGGCCCCATGTGATACTGTCGTAGTCTTTAGGAGGTACTGGTATGTTACCGTACTCAGATACACCTAGTTTTACGAGCACTCTTCCTTGTGTAGGTTCAATCACTCTTGTCATATTCTATAAGGTTACTGTATTATACATACATATGTCAAGATACAACTCTCAAGTTGAATGGGAAAAGGCGTTCTGGGACAATCACGAAGTATCTGCTATGGGGTGTTGGGTGTGGAAAAATAAAACTCCTAAGTCTGGTTATGGGAATAAATACTTACCAGCTATGAAGAAATATCAATATGTTCATCGTATATCATATTATTTAACACATAATTATACGATGCCAGAAAAAGGTTTGTTAGTAAGACACAAATGTGACAATCCGCCGTGCTATAATCCTGACCATCTAGAAACAGGCACACATAAAGATAATACTCAGGATTCTATAGATAGGGGTAGATTTATGAAAAACTATGTACCCAAAGAACGAGTTACATTATGTTCTAGAGGGCATTTATATGATTTTGAAAATACATATGAACATATCAATAAGCATGGTAAATTAGTCAGAACTTGTAGAAAATGTAATAAATATTATAAAGACAAAGAACGTGGCAAAATATAAATCTACGTGTTATAATGCCAGTATAAGGCAACAGCCGCAGCTAGCGGCTTTTTTTATTAGGAGAAACCATGGACAACATGAAAAAGGTTCTATCGAAAGCCACCGCAGCTAAAGAAGCTCGTAAAGGCAAAGATATGGGCAAAAAGGGTAAGAACTTTGACAAGGTAGCCGACAAAGCTGGTAAAGAATACGGTTCAAAAGAAGCTGGCGAAAAAGTAGCCGGTGCGCTATTTCAGAAGCTTCGTAAAGGTGGAAAACTGTAATGAGTATCAAGGAAGTATTGGTCAAAGCCCCAAAACATCAGCCAACTCTTTCTCTTGATGAAAAAGACCTACCAGCAATTAAAAACTGGAAAGTTGGTGGCAAGTACCGCATAACTATTGACGTTGAACAGGTGAGTGCTGAAAAAGGCGATTCATGGAACGATGACGATTCTAAAAAACTAAGCGCTCGTTTTAAGGTTCTAAAAGCAACTGAACACGATCAAGAAGATAACGACTAGGAACTCTATGGATAACAAGATATGGAACCTCGAATCTTATACCTTACATAATGAGGCGATGCGAGTAGCTGATGAGAAGTTTCAGACTGAACGTGACCGCCGCTATGCCGAAGTCAACGTCGAGCGCGAAAAGGCCTTGAAGATTAAAGAAACAGCCGACCTTGCTGCCCTTGAGTTGGCTCGTGAAAGTCAGGTCTACAAGGACGAACGCAACGATGCGATGCGCGAGCAAACCCTCGCCTCGACTGGTATTTATGCAACTCATGCTGATGTAGCTATGGTAGCTGACAAGATGGGGAAGTCAATTAACGAGGTTGCCGAACGAATGGAAGCCGCCTTAACACCTTTGGCTAACTTCGTGGCTAATCAACAGGGAGTAACTAAGGGTTCACAAGTTACTATAGGTAAGATTTATACTGCTATCGGCGCAGTCACGGCAATTATCGTGGCCGCTGTTTATTTGTTCCATCTGTAAACTAATAAAGGAGAAACATATGACACTACGAGGAATCGACACATCGAAATGGCAGGCTGGACTACCAGACTCTACTATTGCAGCCGACTTTATCATCTTTAAGGCAACCGAGGGCGTCGGGTATGTTGACCCTGATTGTAACCCTAGTTACCAAGAGGCAAAAGCTGCCGGTAAATTATTGGGCGTCTATCATTTTGCTCGCTTTGACGGTAATACTCCAGAAGCTGAGGCGGAGTTCTTTTATAAAAATATCAAAGGCTATATCGGTGAGGCTATCCCAGTACTTGACCTTGAGGTTGACCCAGCCACGCCAGACCTAGCCAAGCGTTTTCTTGACCATCTGTATGCCCTAAGTGGTGTCCATGCAATAATTTACCTAAGTTTATCCAGAGTCAACTCACAAGACTGGTCTTCGGTCGCGGCTGACTATGCCCTATGGGTCGCTCGTTATTGGGACATGGCAACTGATGTTAATTATGATATGACTAATGCTGGGCCAATGCCTGATGCCAACTGGACTAATGGGTATGCAATGTGGCAGTGGACGTCACGCGGTAGACTTGATGGTTACGGTGGCGACCTAGACTGCAATGTATTCTATGGCTCGGCTGATAATTGGCACGCTTTTGCCCGTAATAGACCTGTTGAAGTGACATCTCCAGTTGTAGTAGCGCCCCCCGTCATCACTCCACCTATAGTTGAACCACCAGTAGTCATACCTCCAGTCGTTGAACCGCCTGTCGTAACACCAGTTATTAACCCTACGCCCGTCGTAGAGCCTCCTGTTATCACGCCAACTCCCGTAGCAGTAGAAATACCTGTCACAACTCCTACGCCTGTTGTAACGCCTGTAAAACCTACCCACACAAATATCTTTAGTCTAATTTGGAGTGCTATTATAGTACTGCTACGAAAGATAGGATTCATCAAATAACCGAAAGGAAGTATGAAGAAAGCGAAACCAAACCCCGCAAGGGAACTATATAAAATAGAAACCGAAATACTTAAATATATTAAAGAGATTCAATTTAATAGGAGCCATAAAATGCAATCACGTTGGAGTTCACCAGTTCTTTATACAAGTTTAATCGCTGCCCTAGCTTTAGTTCTAAAAGCCTTTGGGATTATCGTTATTGATGACGTAACCCTAAGCACAATTACTAGTGTTGTATTAGGGCTATTAGTCGCCTTTGGGGTGGTCAACAATCCCGAAAATTCTAACTCACTATAAAGCTATTGCTTTAGCTAAGAATAAATAGTAATCTAAGCTCAGAAAGCACAGATAAGAACATGAAAGCCCTACCAAACAACAATAGTTCTCTTAATGCCGGACTAGACAACGGCATTATAGGAATGGGCTGCTGACATGACTATCAACGCAATTAGCCACCTTTAATAGGGTGGCTTTTTGTTTAAAAGGAGACAAAATGCACAAGGGCAAACATCAACACCATAAACAGCAGCGGCGGTCTTACGGCTCTAATATGAATATGGAATCAGCCGATATTTGTAAGAATCCTTACCCAACAATAGATGGTGTGGCGATTGAGGTTAATAATCTCGTCCTACCCGATAGTCGTTTGAACCCAGATAATATAAATAACATGAACCAACACCATCTTGAGTTCTATCACAGGTGGTATTTAAGCAATCAACTGTTTAGAACCTTTGTAAATCTCGATGCCTTACAGACTGCTATGATGATTGATACTCACGCCAGACTACACGAACGCTTTGGCCCACCTAAGATGCCAACACCGTATCAGGCTAGAGACTTTATCGAAGACCAGATGCAGCAAAACGGCAATATCCGAACTGGCTCGTATAAACATCCGACTTATACACCGCTTGACCTTGCAAGAGAAGCAGTTGACAGGGCTTATGAGATGCTAGGTGGCCGAGAAGATAAACTAATAATAGATATGGGGGCAATATGAAACTGGGCGATAAAATGATTTTAATAACGGTTGGTGTAATTGGTGTTACGTTACTAGCCATTTGTGCCGGTGCGTTGATTATGATGTTTAATTTAGTACTTAGAGGAGTGTACTAATGGAAAAACCAAAAAACCCCGAAGTCCGTAAAGACCTTAAGGATATGACAGTTGAGGAGATATTTTTACGTAAACGTGAAATAGGTAGCAGGATAGACCAAGACTTAATTGAGTATCAAGCCTGTGAAGAAGAATTAGATATACGGTCTGATTGGGAAATAAAGTCATGAGTGAGTTTGTAGACCTCCACTGGACACCTAGCGAGGGCGAAGAAGAGCCAGCCATGAAACTTGATGCCGCTGATGACTTTGAACTGCTAGCCACTCGAATGAATACCCGCCTGTATACTTTTCTTGGTAGGGCTGCCTTTGCACATATCTTCATTTCTAAAGATGAAACAGAAGATGGTCGAGAAATGGGTTACTTTATATGGTCGCACAACACCGGTTTTGAAGACATGGAGACCTTTATGATGGAGAATGACTATCCAGCCATCTTAAACGCTTTAACTGTCCCAGCAAGCGATATAGAGGTCTATTACAAGACAATAACTAAAGACGACGTAGAAGAGGATATGGAGTTTGTCCCAGAGGGCTGGGAATGAGACAGCAAATATCTAGTATCTACTATCAATTGCTTTTTAAGATTGTCAGCAAGTTCTATAAGTAGTACACTAAAGATATAATTTAAAAGAAAGGCACATCGTGCTCAATCGAATAATCCTATCAATCCTAGTTGGAATCATCGTAGCCTTCATCTGCTGGCTGGCTGGAACACTGTTAATGCCGATAGTACCTCTAATCGGTGGTATTTTAGTTAGTGTATCTTATGCCGCTGGTGTGGTATTTGGTTTACTATTCTTTGTTAGCGGCCGAACTGCTATACTTTAAATAGTTTCCGCTACTTCCTATGCTGTGTGGTGCTTTCATAGGAGTGCAGGCAAATAGCCCCATATACAAAGTGGGGTATTTTTGTGTAAAAAAGTAGCCACCCCGATAAGAAAGAGTGGCTACAGCCTACCAATGATTTATGATCTAGACAATTAAAACCATAAATCCTCCGTATCTTTTACGTTGATACAACGGTACGCTAGTCGGTCGTAACCTTACTAGACTTAACTATAATACCACTTGTTGTAAATAATCTCTGTGCGTAAGCGCACACTACTTCGCCCCCCTTCCCTTGCTAACTAGCGGAGATTGGGTGACAGAACCTTTTACGTTGTGATACCTAAGACCGTTTCTTATCCCGAGTACTAGGTGGTATCGTCCTGAACTTGTGTAACACCGCATAGACCAGGTTGACGTTTAGGGGGCAATCAATCAGTGCCTGGGTTTAGCGCTATTCACAAGTTCTATTCAGTTTGGTAGGCTGAGAACTATTTTATAAAAGTATTTGCATAATTAGTTTTCGTGTTATAATAAAAGTATCGACGAAGAGTCAGGGCGTACCGTGAGGGCGTCCACTTTTTTTAACCTAATTTATACCCCCTACTAAGACTGTTCTCGACGAAGAGCCTTTTCAGTTATTTTTATCATACTACTTACGTTCATCTAATTCAACCATAAAAAATACACCGCCTTGTAGTGTAGTACCTGAAGTTTGGAGGATCATGGTTACAGCGGTGTATTCTAACAGTATTTAGGAAGGTACATGCCAGCGAGTTGTTCAGTGTTTATGTAACTGCTCGCTGATAATAAATACAATGTAGCATAAACTGTTTAAGCTTTCAATAAGCAAAAACCGCTCGGGTGGGCAAGCGGTTTTCTAAGCTAGATTGAAAGGGCCATACGAAATCGTAAGAAACTTCTAGCCTAAGGCTATTATATCATAAGTTACAGTGGTATAATAGAGACAAGATTGGCTACAAAAAAGTAGCCACCTTACCGCCGACTAAAGCAAAATAAGGAGACTACTATGAAATATTGTACAGTATCAGGTTGCGAAAGAGAATATAAAGGTAGAGGATACTGCTCGACGCACTACACGACACTTTACTGGCGACTGCACAATGATAGAAAAAAATACCCACCAGAATATAAGGCATGGGAGAATATGAAAATCCGTTGCTATATTAAAAGTCATGCTCACTCTAGCAGATACATGGGGCGTGGTATTAAAGTATCTGATAAATGGGTTAATGACTATGAGGCTTTTCATAAATATGTAGGCGATAGACCAGGCAAAGGTTATTCACTTGACCGAATAAACAACGATGGTGACTACGAGCCTGGTAACGTCCGGTGGGCAACGCAGAAGCAGCAGTGTAATAATATGTCAACTAATGTGTTTTATACATTTAATGGAGTGACTATGATTCAAGCAGAATGGGCGCGGACGATTGGTCTTAGTGGCGAAACTATACATCGACGTATCCAAAAAGGTTGGTCAATAGAAAAGACTCTTACTACTCCTAAACGATATGCTCAATAGTATTGAAAAACACAACCATGTGTGCTAAAATTAGTACATAATCATATGAAAGGGGTTACAAAATGGCTCAAACTAGCAAAGAAATAGATAAATTAAAGCTACAACTGGATATTAAGCAAGTTACTCGTACAACGAGTTTACTTAACGAGAATCAGATTCAAAAAATATGGAACTCAACACCACAACGATTTAAGTACAGCCGACCAGCTAAAGGCGGTGGTCAGTGGACATATATTAAAGCGAGCTATGTTCGTAAAGTTCTTGATTCAGTATTTGGCTTTAACTGGTCATTTGATATTGATACCGGACTAGCCGAAGCCTTTGACGTTGCTAAACTAACCGGTGGCATTGTCGTTAAAGGAACACTTACTTGTAATGTTAAACACGACGGTCAGTGGATCGAACTTAAAAAGACTCAGTTCGGACGCTCAGAAGTTAAATGGAAAAAAGGCTTTTCGCCTGATGACGATGTAGCCGTTCCAAAACCCTTAGATATTGGTAACGACTTTAAGGCTGCAACCTCAGACTGTCTTAAAAAGTGTGCTTCATTGTTTGGTATTGGTGCTGATGTTTACGAAGCTGGTGAGTTCCAAGAGATTGAAATCACTGGCTCACAAGAAAACAGCGATCGCACTAAAGCAACCGAAGCTCGTGTTAAAAAACTTAAAGGTGAATTGAGAGTTGAAGAAGTCGATGATAACGCTTAATTACGAACTAGATGATAAAAAGCTAGCTGACTCTATTAACAACGCCATTGAGTTAAAAGACAATAATGAGATGTTCGAGCAACTCAGTGCAGTATCTAAGGTTAAAAAATACCTTGAAGATGCGCTAGATAAAGTTGCACAGATTGAACTTGTCGCCAAAGGGCTTATAAACTCAAAGGCTAAGCAACTCTATGGCAAAGATTGGCAAACTGTCACAGGACAAGGCTATAAGATAACTCGCTCATCAACTGGTAATATCTATGTTCGTAACTCAGACTTACCAGTATCAAAGAAGTTTGTTGAATTAAAAGAATCACTTTTAACTAAGGTGATTGATGCTGAACTTGAAAAGACAGGCAAACTACCAAAGGGCATTGAACTCAACCCATCAAGGGGCGAGTCAATTCGCATCACAATTAAATGAAAACTCTTAAATTAAGCCACTCCATTATCAGTCAATGGAAAGAGGGAAAATACGAGGAAGCCATCGGTCAATATCTCGGCAAGCCCTATCCATCAACACCAGCGATGGAACTCGGCTTACTCTATGATAAGAAATGGAACGAGCATATCCTAAAGACTGGTGAACTACCCGATGAGCTTGGCGGTGGTAAACTTACAAACCCACGAGTACAAATTAAATATGCCGTCCGACTGCCGCTAAGTGAAGAGTACGAGATATTGCTGAGGGGCGTACCGGACTTAACCGAAGATGACACTATAACCGACTTTAAATGTGGACGCACAGAAGCCAACTCCTACGTCGGCAAAATGCAACTAGATTACTACTCACTATTCAAGCCACAAGCCACCACAGGGCGTTATCTATGCTACAACCCATATAAAGACTCACTAACAGTTGGTATTAAGTTCTTGACGCAACAGAACCGTGACGATGCTATAAATGACATTGTTACTTATGGCGCTGATATTCTACAATACCTATTAGCAAATAAATTATTTAAAGATTTTACTGACATACAAAAAGTAAAAGACAGTTTAGACTAAAATAACTAAAGGAGAATTAAAATGTTCAAAGACCTGGATAAAACTAAACCAATGACAAACGAACAATATACTGAGTTGCAAAAACTATCCGATAAACAAAAAACTAATATTATATATGGTTTTGACTCAAGAGAGTGGTCACAAAAAGACATCATGCGCCACTATATTGCTGCTAATTTTCCAAGAGTTACCTACCACAGTTCAGGCGGTGGTGGAATAGGCTCATTAACACCACTGATTTCAAGATAAACATTCTAATCACTAAAATAACTAGATAATGAATTATATTACACGAAATAGTGAACCGCTTAAATATTTTAATAGTATGTTATTAAAAGATACTGACGATTGTATAATTTGGCCGTATGCTAAGACTTACAACGGCTATGGAGTGGTTAGTTATAACGGTAAAAGTATGCGTGTCCATCGACTAGCTCTTCTACTAACTATAGATAGTCACCTATCAGATAAAATATTCGCCCTACACCGGCCTATAATATGTCGTAATAGAAATTGTTTTAACCCACGCCATTTATACTGGGGAACTTCTAAAGATAATATGAACGATAAAATTGCAGACGGTACAACAAATAGAGGAAAAAGATGTGGTAATTCAAAACTTACTGATATTCAAGTAATTGCTATTAGAAACGACAAACGAAGAAATGTAGATATTTCAAAAGAATATGATGTATCGCCAGTTACTATCGGATGTATAAAAAACGGTAAAACATGGTTTAATTTAATCGAGACCAATAATGAAACAACAAACCTGTAAGTTTATATCAGAAGATGGAACTAAGTGCCTCAGCCCATTTCACACCGCTATGTACCACAAGCCACGTACACCGTTAAAACGTACAGCGATCAAACCAAAAAACCATATTGCTAAGCCTAGCAAATTGATAGCAAAACCTCGTAAAAAGAAAAGCCCTAGAGCAAGTGCTAAAGACTCAGCATGGAACGCATTTAGCTACTATATACGCATAAGGGACAGTCTAGCAACTACAGGTAATATATATCAGTGTGTCTGTATTACCTGTAATGAGCGTGGCGATAGTGAGCCTAAAGACTTCAAGCATATACAAGCCGGTCATGCAGTAGGTGGACGAGGCAATGCCGTACTATTCAATGAAGAGATCGTGAACGGGCAATGCGATTTTTGTAATACAAAACCACCGTACGGACTTGGTGGAGATTATGGTAACTACGCTATTGCTCTTATTAAACGATTCGGATTAGAACACACACAGGCCTTACAGCGCCTAAAAGGCACAACTTTGGTCTATAAAACACATGATTTTATTGAAATAGAACAGAGGTACAAAGAAAAAACACAAGCATTATTGCAATAAAGTATTGACATATGTAGGGTGGTTATGCTAATATAGAGCTAGACCAAAAAGAAAGGGTCGAAATGAACAGCCAAGTATAGTAGATTAAGTTCTCTCACGGCTTACCAGAACATTAACAAATCAGCTACCTACAAGAGAACAACCAATCAGTCGTATGTGAAATCCATACCAAGCCTAGTCGGCAAAATGTATCAAGGTGTTCTCTCGCAGGTAGCTGATAAGCACATTAACAATTCATACAGGTACACATGGTTAGCGAGAAAGTGAGTAATCACATGAGCGAAGACTGGAAACTGAGTGATATAACTATCCGACTAACAGAAGACCAAGCTAACTATCTGATTACATTATTGCAGTCAGAGCGAAATGGGTTAAAAGGATTAAGCGAAGATATGAAGACCAATAATCTTTATGCAAGAACTTACGCCTTTAATCTGAGAACACAACGCAAACTATCTAAAAGTATAGGACACAGTAAAATGCCAACCCTATTCTTTTCAGATAAGAGTTAATTAAATAGCTAATAATTAAATTAACACCGCTAACCAGTTGCGCCTGTATGAATTAACAATTAAGCGTAGTTGCCCCAATTAGCTCAAGTGGCAAGAGCAGGGGAACGAGCAGTGGAGACACCAGCCTTCCGCCGACTTCAGTTCGACTCTGAAATTGGGACACATACGCTTAATTAAAACAAACAAACTAAACTAAGCCCACAGGGCAAAGGAAACAATCATGTCAAAAGGAAAAGAATTACTAGACGACGTAAAATCAACTGTAAAAGCAAAGAACCAAGTTACTTACACCCGTAAGCAAATAGTACTCGGCACAGTTAAAGTAGTTATCCTACTTGTTGCCGGTATTGCGATCGGAGTATTCGCACAGCGAGCCTTAGATGCTACTGTCCATGCTCAGGTTGTGTCACAGGTACAGTCTTTAACGCAAAAATAGCAGTTCCAGCCGTTGCTATTGTAAAGCCTCAGGCTGAAATAATAAAAGCACCTGAACAAGTTACCACGCCAGCGCCTAGCGTCGCTCCTGCGGTCTCTACGCAAGCCATAGACACATCAGAAGCCGACGCTAAGGCATTCATCTACTTTAAGGAAAGCACCAACCGCACTGACGCAATAAATCCCGACTCGGGAGCGTGTGGGTTAGGTCAAGCTCTACCTTGTAGTAAAATGCCCTGCAATCTTGACAACTACGAGTGCCAAGATAACTGGTTTACAAAATACGCCATGAGCCGTTACGGATCGTGGCTAGCAGCGAAATCATTTTGGTTAAACCACTCTTGGTGGTAGAAAGAAATATAATGGACAATCAAATACTAGACGAGAACTGGTTTCAAAGATGGGAGCGAACTGCAACCGACCAACTAAATAAACTTACAATCCGACGACCGGTCATTAAACACATACCGGTGATTTCATACTCAGAGATTAAACCAACTGATCGTGTTGATGACTGGGAGAATAAAGCCCTTGTTATTACTAATATCGGTGGAAAACTCTATAAAAAGACAATAATCTAGTTGCAAAGCATAACCACCTGTAGTATAATAAGAGTAAGTTAATCAGAAAGGGTTATCGAAATGTCACAAGCAGTTAAACAACGCAAAGCACTACAACGAGAAACACTTACTATAAATAAAGTAGTAAATGGAGTAAACAAAATCCAACAGGCAAAGGCTAAGAACAACCCAGTTGAGAAAGCTCGCCAAGCCTATCAGATGAGCCTAGCAACCCGACCTCTAGGAAACTACTAGGATGCAGGAACTAATCGAGCAGTTTATCGAAGATAATGATGTTGAGTTTAAGCTCGTTGTTGTTGTCAATGGTGAAGAAATTGTCAAATATACCAGTAATGACTCATTCGATGACGTAACTGGATATTCAGATTTAGCCGATCGCAGCTTTGAGCGTTATGTCATGGCTAGTTTAGAAGATGAAAAAGATTTACGCGAAGAAGATGAATTAGAAAACTTATTAGACGAAAAAAGGAGTCGAAATGGAACGCTATAAAATGCTGCTAAAGAAATACTCAGGCTATAACTGGTTGAAAGTTGAACTTGAAAGGCTAAAGGGATGAGTCAGTCAGTTACCATCACCCACGATCAACACGAATATATAGTTCCTACGGTTCAAGTAAAGCCCTATAAACCTGGTCTATTACATAGATTAGGTCTTTGCTTTAAGGCTCGCAAGGGTTATAACTGTCGTGGCAATAAAGGGGAGTGCAAGTAATGAATATCACCGCAAAGCAAAAGTTAGTTTTAGATGCTATAAACGAAAACCCACGTATAGCGAATGACGACGCAGCTTTACTATCGGCTGTATGGATAAAAGAAGGATTCTTGAGTATGTATGAAAATACAGGCTTACTATATGCGATCAGAATGTGTACCCGACCCGAAACTATCTCACGTCGCCGCAGAGAGCTTTATAATATGGGTCTGATAACTTATTCAGACAAAGCCCTAAACGAGCGTACAGAGGCTTTTAAGACTGAGCAGGATAACCACAGTGACTATGTAGAAGCCTTTAACCAGATGTTTGGAACTAAGGATTTATTAGAGACATTCCCTAAAGTTAAACGAACGAATAAATATGAAGCCGTAAGCTGGTTAGATGAATAAGCAGAACATAAAATTAGATCAATCAACCAAAGCTATGATTAAGAAGTATTTTCTTGAAGGCTACTCATCTAGTGAGATAATTCAACTTGTATCCATAGGTAACGTAAAGATATACAACTGTAACATAGCATCATTAACACAGAGTCTACAAAGACCGGAAAGAATATAATATGGCAGGAAAATCAAATACAGCATGGAAAGCAACAATGCTTCGTAAGTTCAATGGTGATGAGAAAGCCCTACAAGCGCATATGAAGAGCATCGGGACTCGTGGTGGCAAAGCAAGCTCTGGATATGAGTTTGCTCACGGAGCAGTAGACCCTAGCGTCGCAGGTAAAATTGGCGGCACGATCAGCCGTCGAAAGAAGCGCAATGACCCGGCAAATTAACTTCACCTTGTACTATGAAGCCGAGTCTATCCCAGCTATCAAGCGTCAACTAAAACTAAGGAGTAAATAATTATGAGTAAACTAAAAATCCAAATTAAACACTACATCACTGGTTCAGTCTTATTCGAGTATGAATCTGAAGGTAACACAGTAAAAGAAACACTAGTAAAGGCAGTATCGAGTGATGCAAACCTCAGTGGTGCAGACCTCCGTGGTACATACCTCAGTGGTGCAGACCTCAGTGATGCAAACCTCAGTGGTGCAAACCTCCGTGGTACATACCTCAGTAGTGCAAACCTCAGTAGTGCAAACCTCAGTGGTACATACCTCAGTGATGCATACCTCAGTGGTGCAGACCTCAGTAGTGCAAACCTCCGTGGTGCAAACCTCAGTGGTGCAGACCTCAGTGATGCAAACCTCAGTGGTGCAGACCTCCGTGGTACATACCTCAGTGGTGCAGACCTCAGTGATGCAAACCTCAGTGGTGCAAACCTCAGTAGTGCAAACCTCCGTGGTGCAAAAGATGCCGACTATGCCATTGCTCTAACAAGGATACTACCAGAGGGCGATATTATCGGGTATAAAAAATGCGTCGATCATAAAATAGTCAAACTCCTAATACCTAAAGAGGCTAAACGCTCGCATGCTTTTGGAAGAAAATGTCGTGCCGAATATGCCGAAGTACTAGAAATAACTAAAGGTAGTCGAAAACTCAAAACTGCCATAAGCAAAAACGACCATAGTTTTACATATAAAGTCGGAGAAACAGTCAAGCCAGATAAGTTCGACGAAAACTGGCAAGATGAGTGCTCAAATGGTATCCATTTCTTCATAAGTAAAATTGAGGCTGAGAGATACTAATGATAACTGAACTAAAAGAAAATCAGATATTTTGCTTTGGTAGTAATAGCTATGGAGACCATGCCGGTGGTGCCGCTAAACAAGCCCACGAACAGTTTGGGGCTGAAATGGGGATTTCTAACGGTCTAACTGGTAGTTGTTACGCTATTGATACGATGAGTGGCCTAGAAGCCCTAGAACGTAACGTCAGACAGTTTATACGAGTATCAAGTCTAACGCCTCAACTGACTTACCTACTTACAAGAGTTGGCTGTGGCATTGCCGGATATGCTGATGAGCAGATCACACCACTATTCAATAACGTGCCTACAAATGTAATCTTACCAGATGTCTGGAAGGGGGTATCTAATGCCTGATAATAAATACCAGCTAGACGAGATACTCGAAGGAGTTTACTTATATGGGATGAACGGTGGGCTTGGGTATGGTAAGTTTCAAGAAGAATTAAGCCCAGGAGATGCCAAACAAACTATTCAAGCCATTATCGCTACTGAAGTAGCCGAAGCAGTGCGATACGCCAAGTTAGATGTAATACTTGAATCAAATGACCTACTTAGGTCTGCTAGTGCCATTGCATTTAGGCATGGGAAAAAGACTAATTGGAAACAGTTTGAGTCAAAAGTAAACACTGAACTAGATAAACAACACAAACTGATGTATCCAGAAAAGTACGTAGCCCTTCAACCCTCTCAGTTAGAAAAGGAAGGCAAGTAATGGCTCTATCTAACCCAAGTAAACGATTAACAGTTATAGTTCCGTCAGATGTAGATATTGAAGATGTAAAATATCGTATTGAGCAAATGTTGGCACTTAGATTTACTAGTGACTACGAGGTAGTAATAGATGACTAATACCTCCAAAGACGACCTACAAGCTGCTAAGGCTGCTAAGGCAATCGCTGACGAACAAGCTGCTGAGGCTGCCGATGTTCTACCAGCTCGGGTTGCTACCGACCTACAAGCTGCTGCTATCTGGTCAACTAATAATGAAGTAACTATAAATATAGGAGATGAAGCATGAGTAAACCATTTATAACAATAGACGGTATAAATTATTGGGACGAAGGTAAGATGTATGAGTTAATAGACCTTCGAGTAGCCCAAGCTACTGATAAAGCTAATAAATTAAAGGAGAACAAGACAATGGAAACACTACAAAATATATATGATTCAGAAATCAACGCCTGTATATGGTGGAATTGGGACGGTGGGGTTGAGGTTAGACTGGGTAACGGCCTATACGGTGATGATAAAAACTGGGAAGCTAGTGATTGTGTAAAGACGCTCGCAGAAGCAGAAAAATGGTTAAAAGAAAAAGCCATTGAATTATACCCAAATAGTACATTTGCAAAGAATCTAATCAACTAACTATAGAAAGTGAAGGTATGTAATGATAACCGCAAAGTTTGGTAATTTAGCACAGCCACGCCACAGCGATGACCCAGAGAAGCCAGAAGCTAAGGCAAAACTCACCGAGATGATGTCGAAGCTCCATGAGGCTGGATTTGTGCGCCAAGAGAATATCAAGGATGGAGTAAAAGACGGCAAGTTCTATCATGTATTTGATTTGCCACATCAAATTGAGTTTGGTGGCTCTGGCAAAGAAGCAGTTGAAATAATGACCCCGTACAGTGACTACATGAAGTCATTATTAGTTGTAGCGCCTATAGAAAGTGAAGGTGAATGATGAGTAGAATAAGCGTAGATAAGATAATAATCGAGCTAAACAACGAAGAGGCGATACATATTGGCTGTGCAGTTGCTAGAGAATTACCGTCAAAAGATAGTGAACAGGGAAAGCAAGCCTATAACTCAAAAATGAGGCAAACAGTTATTCAGCTATTGAGTATTGCTTACGGCTATGATGCAACAAATTTAGTTGATACCTACTCTAGTAAGGAGCAATTATGACCTCTAACCCCTCACCTACTAATAGCCAGAGTGACTTACGAGCAAAAGTTGAACGCTTAATCGGCACAGCAATATTGAAAAATGATAAGAATTACACTGACGACATGATGGCTCTTATCGAATCCACTGCTACTCGCCGTGAGCAAGAAGCACGTTTGGAAGCCGAATTATTACAAGACCAAATTGATAACTATCATAAATGGTTCGTAGAACACCGAGGAGATAGTCTTAATGAGTTCTTGCGTTCTCATGCCCCATCTTATATTTATGGAGCTAGGCTCGCACAGCTACTATCAAGTAAGACCCCACCTATACAAACTAAAGATAAGGAGAAATGAGATGAGTAAACCACCAGCAAAAACTTGTAGCCATTGTGGAAGATTATTAGAGCCAGTAATACACGGTTATACAGTAGACTCAAATTATAATAGTGTCCCTTGTTATATGACAGGGCATCAGTGTCCAGCAATAATCGCAAGCCTTAATAAACAAGAAGAATCTGTCCGTTCAGATGAATCGCTAAATGCTGACCAAAGACGCAATAAGATTGCTGCTCTAAGTTATCAGAATACATGGGGTAGTTAGTTATGACTCTAAAAGAAGAGATAGAAGAAACGCTCAATAAGAACTTAAAGTATGGGCTTGCACAAACTACACCTCAAAGTATTAGGGAGAACGGTGACTACATAAGTGTAATCGCCAGCAAACTGCTACCTATAATTAAAGCAAAGCTACCAGAGAAGAAGGCTGTAGTCGTTCTGACTGAACCACCCCAAGGAATAGATTATTTATGGTTAGAAGGTAGAGACGTTGGAGTAACGGCTGGCTACAACCAATGCTTTACTGATGTTATTGAGGCGTTAGAATTATGATACTTTGGATTATACTGATCATAGTTATTTTAATATTGTTTAAGGAGTAGTATATGAAAGACATTAAACTAGACGTTATAAAGACATATGAGCTAGACCCAAATAAATATTATATTTTTGAGTTACCTCAGAGGTCATTTACTAAAGAGGATGCACACCTATTTGCAGATGAGATTAGCAGACAAAATATTCGAAGTATTATACTAGTCAGACGAGGTGATGAAGAAATTAAAATATACGAGACTAGTAAAGATAAGTAGTATTTGGTATTATGCAGATATATTTAATACTGTGGGATTATTGTGGCAGGAATAGATAACTTAAAACCATTCAAACCAGGATATGATGAGCGCAGAGGCAGTAAGCCAAAAGGCGCTATTCATCTTAGTACCCGTATTCAGCGATTACTTAACGATGAGCGATTCCTACCAGAGAATGTAGACGCTTATATTGAAACGCCAATGGACGCCATTATCGCTACTGCTATGACTAAAGCACGTGAGGGTGATAGTAAGTGGGCTACATGGCTTACTAACTCGGGTTATGGACAAAAGCTAGAAGTAGAGCATAGCGGCGAAGTTACGACTCGTGAACTAACAAATGCTGAACTAAGAGAGATAATAAGTGAATCCCTCAATAACAGCGACTGATGCTGCATTAGAGCTTAGACGACGTAGAGCAGCTAAAGACTGTGTATTCTTCATTGAGCATTACCTAAAAACATTTGACCCACGCCCTGAAGCTTATCCGCATAATCTTGATTTTATACTTTATGACTTTCAAAAGGATTATGTGAACGGTTTAGTAGAGGCTATTCGCACCGGTTACGATGTAATGGATGAGAAGTCACGCGATATGGGAGCATCGTGGCTTGCTATTGCTGTAAGGTTTTGGATGTGGATATTTGATGATGGCTATCAGTCTCTCTTAGGCTCACGTAAAGAGGACTATGTTGACTCAGGTACATACAAGAGTTTATTTGGTAAGTTAGATTATTTCATTCGTAACATCAAAGACCCACTCATTCTGCCAGATGGTTTTGACATAAAGAAGCACCGCACTTACATGAAACTAGTGAACCCAGCAAATAATAACGTCATAGAGGGTGAAAGCTCAAACAAGAACTTCTCTCGTGCCGGACGCTATAAGGATATTCTATTTGATGAGTTAGGTTTTTGGCCTGATGCCAGGGCTTCATGGACGGCTGCAGGCGATGCAACACGTTGCCGTCAAGCTGTTACCACTCCGCCAGATCAACCCTCATTCTCTAAAGTATTAAGATTTAGTGACAAGATTAAGATACGCACATGGCACTGGCGACTTCATCCACATAAGGATGACAAATGGTACAACTATGAAAAGTCTAGGCGTAGCGAAGAAGAAGTACTGCACGAGCTTGATATTAGCTGGGAGTATTCATCTACTGGCCGTCCTTACCCAGAGATTGCTAAAGTACCATTCGACCAGAACCTATACGATGAAGAGATGCCACTGTATATCTCGATTGACTTAGGGCTTGACGCCGTAGCTCTAGGCTATTGGCAACCGATTAAGAACAGCGAGTGGATTAACCTACTCGATGCTCACGAAGAGACGGACCATATCATTGAGTGGTACTTCCCATTCTTCGGTCTACAGGACTGTGTGAACGTACCAGAGTGTCCGTATTGTGGTAAGCAGCATAACTTCGACTATAACGAGAAGCAACTTGACTTCATGCGTAAAACAAGTAAATGGCGTAAAGATGTGTTCTTTGGCGACCCATCAGGTAAGCAGCGACATATTGAATCGGGTGTCAGCCCTTATTCAATCCTTGAAGAGCATGGCATTGATGTACAGGTAAACGATCAAGAGAATGATTGGGTACACCGCCGAGATGCTACACGCCGTATGTTTACCCATCTAACTGTGAACGATACAGATGGTACACGCTGGTGGGCTGAGGCAATTAAGAACGCTCACTATCCAAAACGTGAGGAGACAAGCCAAGCTGTCACACCTATCACCAAGCCGGTACATGACTGGACGTCACACCACCGCACTCAGACTGAGTTCTTTAGCGTAAACTACAAGGGAGAATATAGTGCAGGGCTTGGGTTTGTATCACCTAATGCGCCGGGTAATGATAAAACTAAGGTTGAGTGGGAAGGTCAAGACGACGGTACAATTCAGGGAACAGGGATAGATATACAAAGTTTAATCACCGGAAGTGGTGAGAGAGATTGGAGAAGTATGTAATGTGGCAGTGGGTCATTATCTTAAATAAAAACAACCTCCCAAATGCAGTACCGTACTTCTGTATGAGGTGTAAGTCCCGACTATTCCATCTTAACCGTGATGTTATTGCAGTCTTTCAGGGTGAAGGCTATCCCGAAAAGGAAATCCCTCGCAACATGGGAATGGTTGAAATCAAGTGTCATGGTTGTGAGAGTAAATATACTTTCTATTATCAATGATGTGGTACAATGTTGTCATAAGGCAAAGAGCCGTGTTTATTCACGGTTCTTATTTATAAGAGGATAAAACTCAATAATGAACCCACAATTGTTCACTCAACCACAATCGGACTACAACCTGGACGACCTATCAAACAAAGACGGGGTAATAGAACAGCTCCCTGTCGTCTCGCTCGAACTTGACGATGCGTATATTATTAAAAGCCTCCACCAAGTCATTGAAGACTCAAAAGACTACTACAACGACATCAACCACTTCAACCTCAAGAACAAGCGATTAAAAAATGCTCAAATGCTCCAGGGTAATCACCTGGCCGAGAATAAACTCTATCGTCACCAGACACCGTTCATTGATAATGAAATCTTTGTCGGGATTGATTCAATCCTCGCCTATGTCTGCGCTCAGACGCCACGAGCTGAAGTCTACCCTGCCTCGGATAAAAAGGACAGTATTGTCCTCGCCCAGAACCTAGAGAAGTATATGCTGGCTCACTCCGAGAAGTTCGAGCTACCACGCAAGATGGAAGGTGCAGTCTATAACCTAATCGGGAAGTATGTCGGGCTGTTGAAGTTACGCTGGGACCCGTTACATGGTGAGCATGGTGAAATCGTCCCCGAAGTGGTTGACCCTAACCACGTGATTATTGATAAGAACGCCAAATTAGGTGAGAACCCACGATTTATCTGCCATGTCTTAAAGGATTCAGTCGAAGGTTTAATTGCTAAGTTCCCCGACAAAGAAGAGGCTATCTTGCAGCACTTTACCATCAAGCGCAAAGGCGCTCGTAATATGAGTGCAGAGATTGCTTACCGTGAAGTCTGGTTTACTTACCACAAAGACAATAAACCCCTGGAAGCAGTGGCGTGGTACGTTGACGACCTGGTTCTCGATAAGACCGAGAATCCTAACTGGCTGTACGGTGATGAGGGTGAGAACTTCCTTGACTCTCCAATGAAGCCATTTATCCCATTCAACCTGACAAATGATGGTTCACACTGGCTCGATCGTTCCAACGCACTTGACCAGGCTATCCCACAGCAAGACATTCTTAATAAGCTTGGTCGTCAGGTACTAGACAACTTGGCGACTGCCAACGGCTTCAAGGTAATTGACTCCCACGCTATGACGAAGGATGACGCCCAGAACTTCACCGGCGACCCTAACCAACTTCTGTTAGTGAAGACGAAGCCAAACCAAAACGTTAAAGATGTCGTCGCTCAACTAACGCCTCAGATTGTATCGAGTGAGCTTATCGCCCAACTCGCCTCAACTAAGCAGACTATCCACGGCATACTTGGGACACCGACACAATTCACAGGTAGTGGAGAAGATGAAGTTGATACCGCCTCACAAGCCATGATGATTAAGAACCAAGCCTCTGGTCGTCAGGATAAGATTGTCCGCGCAGTAGATTACGCGATGGACCGCTACTTTAAGTTCCTCGCTCAGATGATTACCGTCTGGTACACTGAAAAGCATTACGCCACTATAAATGGTGGTGATGGTAAGTTCGACTTCATCGAAATGCACAAGGACAAGATTGAAAAGGGCATGAGTGTTCGTGTACAGTCTGGTACTACGCTGCCGTTTGATAAAGTACGTCAAGAGTCTGTCGGCCTGAACCTAGCGAAGATGGGCCTACTCAGTCCGTACGATGTTTACAAGCTCCTCCACATGGAGAACCCACAAAAGCTATACGATAACTTTATGAAGTGGAAGTCAGACCCAACCCAACTAGCTATGGACATATCAAGTGATGACGCTAACACCGATGCAGTAGTGGACTGGACTGAGCTTATTGCCGGACGCGCACCAGAAGACCGTGATGACCCAACCCATGAGTATATTGAGCAGATGCGTAAACTACTTATCACTGATGAGTTCCGCCAAGCTAAGCCAAAGATTCAAGCGGCTATCATTAAGTTTATTAACAAGGCTGTTGATTCACTTGAAATACGCACCGAACTAGATGAAGCCTCAAAAGCTCCCGAAGCACCAAAGCCACTGCTGCAGCAAGTTCTAGCGACTGGCGTACAACAGGTCCAGCCACAAATGCCAGGTATGATGCCGCAGGGTATGCCAATGGGCGCACCTCAAGCTCCAGGAATGCCACAATCTCCAATGATGCCACCACAACAAATGCCTCAGATGCCACCAGCTTCGCCTATGCAGTCAATCATGCAACAAGGACCAGTTCCAGGCGTACCACCAACAGTAGGACAAACCCCTCCAGGTCAGATGCCTCAAGGACCTATGCCAATGGGCGGCGGACAACCACAGGTTAATCTAACTAATCCAAATCAGTTACCAGGTGTATAATAAGTAACAAGGAGACCACATGAAACCAGAAGAAACAACTGTAATACCAGATGCAGTAATTGAGGGTGACACTAAAGTAGAGCCAGTTAAAGAGGACAAGCGAACTGTAAAGATTGATAGCCGACGCTCTTTAAGTGGACAGGTTGATAAGTTCCTAAAGGCTGTACCCGAAGAGGTTAAACCAGAAGAGCCTGCTAAAGAGGAAGAAGTTAAAGAGGTTGAAGCCCCAGCCGAAGTTGAAGCACCGAATGAGGTGGAGCTTGAGGACATTCCCGAAGAGACGAAGCTTGAACCACTACCAGACTGGCAGAAGTATATTGTTGATAACCTGCCTAACATTCAAGTTATGGGGCATGAGGGCGAAGGCAGTGACAAGGTCTACAATGTTAAACGCCTTGAAGAGTTACCAGATGACTTCGAGTTTGCGTCTAAGCGCGCCGAACTTGCTTTTAATGCTGCATTGTCGGCTCAAGAGATTAACGCTCGTGACCTACTGGCTAAATATAGGCAAGAAGAATCACAGCGATCACAACGAGACTTTGAAGCACTTGAAGCTGTAGATATTCAGAATGATGTCACTTCACTACAAAAGCAAGGTATATTGCCTAAGTTCAAATATGCAGTTAATGACCCACGTTTTAATGATGACCCGGCCGTGAAAGAATCTAACAAGATTTATGATTTCTACCAGAAGATTAACAGTGAATACTTTAATAAGTATCAAAACTCTGGCCGTATGTACCGAGTAAGCTATGAAGATGCTGCCTTTAGATACTATGCACTTAACCCAAAGGAAGCACCAAAAGAAGTGAAAGAAGCTATTAAGGAAGCTGACAAGCCTAAGTCACCTAATCAAGTCCAGCGTGAGAAGGTAGCTACTCAAGTTAGCGCACCATCAGGTGCATCGACTGATAGCCGACCACGACCAATGCGTGCCGGTACATCATTACAGAACGTTTATCAAATGTATAAGAGAGGACAGATTTAATGGAAAACTTCGTATCACTATTTATTGCAACACTCGAGCATCTTAAACTTGTAACTGAAAAGGAAGCTGAGAAAATCGACAAAGAACTTCGTAACTCAACTATTCCTGGCACATATAAAGAAGCCAAGATTGTTGTTAAAGAAATCTTTGACAAAGTACAGGGCAAATGATGTTGACATTCATATACGCTTGATTTATTATCAATAGTATAAAAGGTACAGAGCCGTCAAGGCCCTGTATTTTTTTAGCATTAAAATAAGGAGACATAATGGCTGGACAAATATTCACCAACCGCGTAACTGATATTACGTATCAGTACATCTTGCCTGCACTTGTTGACAACGTTTCTAATTCAAACGTTTTCACATCAAAGTTGCTGTCAAACACAATCGACTGGGAAGGCACGACTTATAACGTACCTATTCAGACTGCGTTTAGCACAACTGGTGGTTCATTCAACGGAATGGACACATTTAGCACCGCAGCAACAAATAACACTCGTCAGATGACGTTCTACATCACTGGTCAATACCAGTCTATTGTCATCCCTGGCATCGAAGCAGCAGTCAACGGTAACACTGAATCTCAGGTTATCAAACTTCTGACCGCTAAGATGGACGAAGCTAAAATCTCGATGGCTGACGCTATTGGTACAGAGCTTTACGGCTTTGGCCTTGGTAAAGCATTCGACGGTCTTGGAAATGTAGTAGACAACGGTACAAACGCCCCAACATACGGTGGTTTGAGCCGCACAACCTACCCATTCCTAGATGCAGATGTTACGACCGTAGCCAACGGCGTTATCACACTCAGCTACCTATCTAGCGAGTTCGACAACGTTAGCGCTGCAAGCTCGACATCAGAGTCACCAGACTACGGTTTGACGACTAAAGCTAACTGGACATTCGTTGAAGGTCTTATCCAACCTATGCTATCTGCTCGTTATGAGAGTACTAGTGTTCGAGGATACAACCGCGTAGACGGTAAGACACCAAAGGGAAGCGGGCCAAACACTGGCGCAGAACTAGGTGGAGCTGGTGGATTCATCTCAATCACATGGCGTGGTCGTGATATTTACGCTGACGACAAAGCAACTGCCGGGACATTCTACTGGATTAACCAGAAATATCTTGACTTTGCTGTACAAAAAAGCCCAGAACTTCGTGAAATTGGTTCAACTGTTGAGAGCATGGAAGGCTTCTACGAAGACGTACCATTCCCATCAGCATTCCAGTTCCGCGATATGATGAGTTCTATTAACCAACTTGGTGAAGTAGGAGTTGTTATTCTTCTTGGTAACCTTATCTGCCGACAACCTCGCCGTAACGGTAAATTAATCGGAATAACGGGAAACTAGGAGTATATTATGCAAAATGGACCACGATATTTAACAAGCACAGACCTCAACACCTTTACAGCTGCTCAGGCAGATGAACTAGGCGCATTGGGACAGACCGAAGATGGTCGTCGCTTCAGCTACGTTAAGTTTGCTGGAACGGCAACTGTTAAAGCCGGACTACTTATAGTTGGACCTGCTGCACCTGCTAACTCAACCGCACTTGCTATTACAGCAGTCGGTACGGGTGGACAGTTGACAGCTAACCTACAGGCTGGCTCACGCCAACTGGTAGTCACAAACGGTGCTACAGCAGTTACAGCTAACGAGTTCGATGCAATCGCTATCAACTCAAGCGCTGACGGTTACTATGTTCTCCGTGTTGAAGGCAACTCGGCTGCAGCTGCAAGTGGCTATGTCACCTTGCAACTTGCTGACGCACTTCCACAAGGTGTTACTCAATTAGTCCCTGGAACTGATACAGCTGACCTACTTCTAAGCAAGTACGACGGTGTAGCAGCTTCAACTACTGGTAACGCCCCAGTTGGTGTCACAGTAAACGCCGTCCCAAATACAGCATCAGTCACTAACTACGGTTGGGTACAGAGCGGTGGTTTGGCTAAAGTTTCCGCAACGACTGCCACTATTGGCCTTGGTGTTGCTCAAGACTTAGCTGGTACTGCTGGTTATGTTATCATCACCGCAGCTACTACTGGTAATGTTGGTTGGGCCAAGACATCTGCCGCAAGTAGCGCAGCTGTTGTTGACCTAAACATTAGATAGGAGACCCATATGTCTACACAAGACCTTGGACAATACAATGCGGCTGTGAAACAGAACGGTATCCGACTTGGTGCTAACGAACCTCTCGTCGCTGCTGGGGCTAATACCCTCAGCGGTGTGACGACCGTTTCGGGTGCTGCCAGCTTTACTAGCACGGTGGCGTTCACGGCTGCTCCTACTGGTTCTGGTACGACTCGCACTCAAAACAGTGCGACAGTCGGCGCTACAGTAGTTCTGACAGCAGCAGATGACGAAAAGGTACTGATCAACGTATCAACCAGCGGTAGCCCATCATGGACACTACCAACGGCTGCTGCGGGATTAGCCTTCACCTTTGTCTGCGGAAACACAACTGCTGGTTTCACAGTTACTGGTGGAGTTGTTCACCTAAAGACGAGCGCCACAGGTACGGCTCTGACCTCGACTACAACAGTTACCAATACACAAAGTACTGCTGTCGTCGGAGATTCATTGCAAATCGTATGTGATGGTACTAACTGGTGGGCTATTGCTCAGACTGGTATCTTTGCCGCTAGCTAGGCAAACAAACAAAATAATTAGCCTCCTAAATGGGGGCTTTTTATTTTTATACATATGCAGTATAATCCACTCATGAACCTAAAATCTTTAGAAGATAAGAAGCTTGCTATAGAGACATCTTTTAACGAACTAACGCAGAAGAAAACCGATATTGATGCGGAGCTTATTCGTTTACAAGGTGAGTATAGATTAGTTGAAGAGTTGATCAAAAACTATAAGGAGACAAAAAAGAAATGAGCGATAGTTACTACGGTGCGCCAGGCAATGCTAGTGTAAAAATGATTCGTGAGCGCCTACGGGAACTCTATGACCCCGAAGACTTTGTGACTGTTATCAACGTTGACACTAAGCCAGTCACGTATCAGTTCGCTCGACCATCTGATACTGAGACGTTTTCTGACTTCCCAGGCCACAAGAATACTATTCAAAAAGGCCACCCACAACGTATTACTTTACAGCCAGGTGACACGAAGCTCGTCCCTGCCTATGAAGCTGACCTGATGATTGAAGCTGTTATTAAGCAAGTCGCTGTCAGTCGTATTCAAGACCGCGTAGACGCCGGTACGCTTGATATACGTGTCGCTACTGCTGACTGGACAGACCCTAACTTCCAAAACGCTATGATTAAAGAGATTTTTGTTGGTAAAAAAGATATCCTTGGTGATTATAATCAACCAGTCGTAGATGTATCGAAAGACCTTGAACTAGATGTCTCAAAAACTCGAACTCGAACAGAAGTCTAGAGAGTTAGACGACCGTGAACAAGACCTTAAACGTAAGGAAAGCCTCTTAGAGCGTGAAAAAAACCTAGAGAAGGTTCAGGCTCTATATGCTGAGACTGAAACTAAGATAGTTGTCCTCAATAAGCAAATCAAAGCTAAGCAGGACGTTCTACAGGCTCATACTGATGAATTAGATACTTTGTCTGCTAAGTCACAAGAGGAGGCAGATAGACTACGCCTGAGAGAGGATAGCATTAAAAAGTCAATTGTTATTCAAGAGACTATCCTCTCTAAGTCAAAAGTCCAAGATGCTCAACTCCAAACGCAAATCAAGCGAGCTAAGACAGAGCTTGTTAATTTGCAGGGCCAAGTTAAAGAAACTAAAGACTACCGAGATGAACAGAGCCGACTTGCCGAAGATACTATTGCTCAATGGAATAGCGACCTTGTAGAGTTTAGGAAAGAAGCCGACGACATACAGTTTGAGAAGAATAAACTATCGGGTGATATTATTCGCCTTGAGCAAGACCGTACCACCATTACCCTAGAAGTGAATAGTATCGAACAAAAGCTTGAATCACTCGATGGAGCCTATGAATCTAAGGTTGAGGAATACAAGTCAAACCTCCGCACTTTTGATATTCAAAAAGAGGACAAGCAACGGGTATTCGACAGCCTATCTAATTCCTATGATATGCGACTGAAAGAAGTAGAGACACGAGAGAAGTCTGTACGGCTTAAAGAAGGCAGCTTGAATACTCGTCAACATGACCTCGACCAGAAAGAACGACGCCTAAAAATGATTACTAGCATCGACTATACTAATGATGTATAATATCGGTATAAGGTAAGAGCCGCTGACGGTTCTTTTTTATTTATATGCCAAATTGGACGACATCCCCACAACCCTTCGGACCAAACCACGCACCTCTCTTAGAGGGTGTATCGGCTATTGATGGTAAAACTCCTGTACCTGTTGCTGTCGTCCCATCTACGGGAGCAATCCTTACTTACGCTAGCGGTGGCTCATCGGCTACTGTCGTTGGTATCGGGCCTATCGGTCAATATCAAGTCCCTTACGATTCTATTGTCTACACGAATACCAGCGCCACCGTTGATACCTACGTTTACTATGCCGGTGGGACAGGTGGCACCGTGACCGCAACAGTCACGATTACATTCGTCGATGCGACTAAGGCTCAAATTAGCACTGTAGTGAGGACATAGTCATAGGTGCCAAGTTTGACCCACTATTAGGACAACTTAGAACAACTGATGCTGGTGGTTCTGGTGGCTCGGGGACAGTCACTATCGTATCAGTAGTCACCGCTAATGGCATATCTGGCACGGTCGCTAATCCAACGGTATCACCTGCTATAACCCTTGCTCTAGGCGCTATCACCCCAACAACGGTTAATTCAATTACTCTGTCTGGGTCAGCGACCCCAACCCTAGCAGTGACAGGTACTTCAAGTATCTCAGGTGCTAACACGGGCGATAGTGCATCTTTGCCGATTGGCGGTGGTACGATAACCGGCGACCTGACTATCTCCAAATCGACCCCAGCTCTTTATCTGACCGACACCGCCCAATCTGCCCCAGCTGGTCGTTACCGCATCGATACATCAGGCGACCTCCTTCGCTTCATTCGCTCAGCCTCAGTCTTAGGGTCATTTTCTAATGCTGGACTGTTTACCGCCACGACGTTTGCTGGCGCTGGTACAAACCTGACTGGAACAGGCGCTAGCTTCACGGCAGGTACCGTCACGACGAACGCCAACCTTACCGGCGATGTAACTTCAAGTGGTAATGCTACAACCCTGACTAATGCTCCGGTGATCGCTAAAGTCCTGACTGGATATGTATCGGGCGCTGGTACAGTGGCGGCGACTGATTCAATCCTTGCCGCCTTTCAGAAGATAAATGGCAACGACGCCTTGAAAGCTCCCCTTGCCTCGCCTACCTTTACGGGAATACCCGCAGCCCCCACTCCAACCGCAGGAGACAGTACCACCCAACTAGCGACTACCGCTTTCGTTCAAATGGCTGTCCGCAGTGTCCCAAGCAAGGAAGCATCTAAATATGCCACTACCGCCGCCTTAGCGACAGTTACTTACTACAATGGTGTTGCTGGTGATGGCGTGGGAGCTACTCTTACGGGTGTAGGACTTGGGGCAATTACTCTGGACGGTAATACTCCTATTGTTGGGGATAGATTACTTGTTAAGAATCAGGTATCTACTTTCCAAAATGGTATCTATACAGTCACGGTAGTAGGAACAGCCGGAACGGTCTTTGTCATTACTCGTGCGTTAGACTTCAACCAGACAGGAGACATTAAGACTGGTGCAACAACTTATGTCACTTCGGGTGCTACTCTTGCGGCGACGACTTGGGACGTAAACTCCGCCGATAGTCCTGTAATGGGGACGGATGCAATTACCTTTATTCAAAGTGCAGGACCTGGTTCTCTTATCGCAGGAACGGGTATCGGTATTTCAGGTTCTACCGTAGCGATTGATACTTCTGTAACGGTGGATAAAACTACGGCTCAAACGCTAACTAATAAGACTCTAACCGCCCCAGCTATGTCTTCGCCAACTGTCTCTACTACTACGGTTGTAACTAATCTAAACGCTGATACGGTTGATGGTATCCATGCCTCAGCTACACCAGTAGCAAATCAGTTGCTGGCATTAGATGGGAGTGCCAAGTTACCAAGTAGCGCTCTATCTAATCCATATAAGTTTCGGGTTTACCGTACTGCGGTACAGACCATGGGTGGGATTGGTACTAATACAAAAATTGCCTTTGACACTAAATCTTACGATACAAGTTCTAATTTTGATGTAGTTACCAATAACCGTTTTGTAGCTCCTATAGCAGGATTTTATGCTTTTACAGCTAGGACACTTGTAATCACAGTTGGGGCGAATGGACAATTCCAATTATGGAAAAATGGCGCTCTTGTTTCAAGAGGAACAAATGTAATCGGGGACTACCCAGGTATCGCTGTTATTGACTATATTCAACTGGCCGCCTCTGATTATATCGAGGTATATTTCAATAATGGTGCTTCAAACACACCGCCAATTCAAGCCGGTGATGCAACAGGAACGTATTTTAGTGGCTTCCTAGTGAGTACCCTATAATGTCAAATCTAACCCTAACTCCTAGAAAGGTAGTATAAGAGTCTACTTGTAACTAATAACTAAAATAGGTATAATACCCACATAAGGCTCCAGCCGTTACTGGGGCTATTTTTAATAGGAGAAATAATGGCAACATTCACATTCACAGAAAAAACCCCACCTGCTGAGCCAGGACAGCTATCTAATCTCGGTGGCGCTACTAATGACGCTAATCACAATGTATTGACTGGTGTTTTAGGGTCTGGCCCACAGACGGTTGATATTTCAGGTACGCCGATCGTATCACCTGCCACCGTGTCGAATAGTGCAGTAACGACACTCACCATTCCACTTAATGCCGCTCAGGTCACATTCCTAGCCACGACCAACACGGTTAATATCAGCGAATCTACCGCCGCAGTCACAAGTCACTACTTCACCATCCCTACCGGAGTTCCAGTCGTGGTCGATGTGTCCCGTGTATCCTTGCTTTATCTAGAGGCAAACACTGGTAGCGCAACCTTGAGTTTTTACTTTAATATTGTCTAGGAGACCGTAATGAAAAATGCAACTTATTGGATACCAGGAACGGGTTTTGGCTCTGTCGTACCTCAGACAGGTTTGTTTCTTCAAGATAATCTTGGGAATGTCATTATCGACAATACTGGTAGGTTCTTCATACCTAATGCTGTTTATGTCATTGGTAAGTATGCGACAGCTTGGAGTCAATTATAATGGCTAATGTAATTATCGGAGGCACAGCAAGCGGCGCTACAGCCCTCCCAGTTGCAGTGAGTATTGATGGCACTAACGACCTTCTGGCTATCTACACGGCTTCTGCAACAGCTACACAGGGTATTTCACGAAGTACGCTCCTTGGCGTGACGGGTCAACCTGCCGATATTTCAAGCGTCCAAACAGTCACTAATAAAGTCATAGGCGTTACGAATACTTTAACGCTTAAAGACACTCTCTTCACCCTTCAAGACGATGGCGACGTCACTAAACAAGCCCAGTTTCAACTATCTGGTATTACAACAGGGACAACTCGGACTTATACACTTCCTAACGCCTCAAGTACCTTAGCAGATATTGCAACAGCCCAGACTTTGACAAATAAAACTCTGACAAGCCCCACGATCAACGCCCCAACGATTACCAATGCGACTATTACGGCTGATACGTTAGCTGGCTACACAGTATCGAATACAGGGTCAGTCTATGGAATCTCTGTCACGACAGGTAATATTTCAAGCGCTTTGACACTTAATAGCACCTTAACTGTAACGGGTGCAACAACATTTAACGGTACTGTTGCCTCAAACGGACAGTTAAGCGCACAACCAACAACCGCTCCACCAGCCGCAGGTGCGACGAGTGCCGGAATCAAACTATCATCAACTGCTAACCTTGGTTTATTCTTTGGAAGTGGTGCGCCGACGTTCTCGGCCGCTCAAGGTTCTGTCTATATGAATACTACAGGCTCATCAACGTCAACCCGTTTATATGTGAACACGACAGGTTCTACTACTTGGACTAGCTTCACGAGTGCGGCATAATGTTAACTTTCAACATGATAGCTACACGGGCTTATGATATGGTTGGTACACCTAATGACGGTGGTGTTACTCAGAGTAACATTAAACAAGATGTTAAACAGGGTTTACAGTTATTTAAGAACGCCGCTCGAAGGTACTGGACTCGTAAAGAAGTCGCCACTGGCCTTGTAAATGCTCAGCAGGATTATGAACTACCTGCCGATTTTGTACGGGCTACTCAGGTTAAGATTACAGCCAACGGTATTGTCCATCCTCTTACCGAAGTCCCAAGTGAGCAGAAGTGGAATGAGTTAAACATTATTCCAGCAGTGACAATTTACATCCCTACGATGTTCTTTATTAAGGGTTTTAATGTCGTATCTATCTGGCCTGCACCATCAACAAGTAATGTCGGAACGCTGACAGTCTCGTATGAACCGCGTATGCCTGACTACACCCTCGCAGACGTAACGGGAACGGCCAGCGCCGTAAACGGCTCACAAATCGTCACAGACAGTGCCGCGAGCTTTACTCAAAGCCTTGTAAATGCTTGGTTCACCGTAAACGACGGGACAGGTGGAAACTGGTATCAAATCGCCTCAGTTCAAGACGCCTCACACCTTACCTTGGCTAACGTTTACCAAGATACTACTAATGCAGCAGCTACTTATTTAATCGGTGCTGCCCCTGATGTACCAGAAGATTACCACATGGCGTTTGTTTATTTCGCCGCTTACCAGTTCTACCTAAAACGAAAAGACTTAGGTAATGCTAATCAGTTCCTTAGTCTTTTTCAAAACCTTCTCGATCAATACCAAGAAACCTACGCAAACAAGACTACAGGGATTGTATTCACTAAACAGGCTGGTGAAGTCTATAATATTTTTAACGTGCCTCCAACCGGACTTTCGGGGTAAATTATGGCTAAAGGTTCTGGTAACTCAAACAAACTACAGATAAATACGAACTTTTTTACCGGGGGCGTGAGCATCTCAAACAAGTTGGGCGTTGCTAACTCTTTCTACAAGTCACGCAATCTAGATTTTCGTTCAGACCCTGCTCAAATGTCAGTCTTGCCAGCCCCAAGCGCTATCAGCACTACGTTACCCGACTTGCCTCTAGTAATCGACCAAGACTTAAATGGTGTTCGTTGGATGGTTGGCGACAAGGGCAATATCTATAAAGTAGATGTCAACAATGTTGTATCTGTTGAAGGTAAAATGTCCGAGAATGGCTCTGCCGGTTTGCTCTATAACCAAGTAACTGACCAACTCTATGTCCCAGGCCAGACAGAAGTATCAATGTACGGCCAGGTGACAACGGGTCTTCTTGGACAACCTACCTTTCGAGATGGTATATTTGCTGAATCCGTCTCTACAAATAACGGCACAACCCAGATATACGACCCTGCGACCGCTAACTATGATGGTGCGTTTCGCTCGGTGGCCGCTAGTGCATCGGGTACAACTTATCCAGTTCCCACTACTCTTACTGAAACAGCAGGGCAATTCTGCGTATTCTCACCAGACATTGAACCAGGCTACTCCGTCTCCGTCTATATAAAAGTTAAAGGGACAGGCAACTACACGTTGACCCTGCATGATTCGCAAAATAACCCACTAGCCTCGGCTACACTTCTTACTGCCGCCGTAACCTCTGGGGCGCTCAATGAGTTTGTCTTTGGCTCTCAAATCCGTGTCCTTGTTGGTGGTGGTATCGCATCAGGTGCGGCTAACTATCACTGGCACTTAACCTCGACAGTAGCTGACGGTACAATCGCCGTTGTGCCTACTTCTTATGGCTCGAGCGCTGACGGAACGTTCATGTCGGCTTATATGACGTGGAGCGCCTACCGACTGGTACAAACGAATAACGGTTGGCATCCAACGGCTTTATTTAACGTGGCAACAGGTACAGGTAACGGCCAAGCCCTTTGTATAGGGAACGGGCAGTACCTCTCAACCTATAACTTTAACAATGACGGTTCACCCGATAATAACTCGTGGATTCGACACCAACTTGTTTTTAAGACTGGCTATGAGGTCTGTGGGCTTTCAACCAATAACAATCAGCTAGTTATCGCAGTTGAGCGTCGTAGTAAAAACGCCTCTAGGAACTTCCAGGACGGTGCGCTTTACTTCTGGGACGGTACAACCCCACAACCTACCTCAATTATAGATATTCCAATGGGTGCGCCTTACGGCCTTACCTCGATCGGGAACGTTACTTACTTTACAGTTGCAGGCTCTTTGTACGCCTGGAGTGGTGGCACAACTGTTATTAAGGTTCGCAAAATCGCTTACCAGAATACTGACTATCTCGGCGTGACAGATTCAACTATCGTCAATCCTAATATGTTCACCTCGCGCTATAACATTCTTTTACTTGGCTATCCATCATCTTCTACTAACGTAAACATTGACTACGGTATCTGGTCATGGGGAGCGGTCGAGATGACGTTCCCTAACTCGTTCGGCTATTCCTACCAGCAATCACACGGATTCTTAAATAATAATACGTCGGGTATTTCTAACCTTCAAATCGGCATGAACCAGAACTTTGTAGATACTCTTTATACATCATGGTCATATACTCTGTCTGGTGTAACCCACTACGGGATTGATGTCTTAAATAACTCGTCGGCCGCTGCGACCTCTGGTATGTGGGAATCGCTTATCTTTGATGGTGGCTCACGCTTCAAACAAAAGTATGCCAATCGTGAGAAGGTTAGCTTTACAGCCCTCCCAGTCGGCGCAACAGTCACTCCTTATTATAAACTCGATAGGGGCAGTAAAGTAACCCAAGCCTCAGTTAATACCACAAACGCGACCAATGCTCTCATCGAAATCAATACCAGATGTCACGAAATATCATACGGTTTTGATTTTACTATGCCCGCTAATCTATTAACCCCACCGGACTTTACGGGTGTTACACTAGAGATAGACCCAACCCAAGGCGAAGTAGAAGTCGCACCAGATAACTAGGAGAATATATGTACTCAGAAGGCGGTTTTGAATCACAAGTATCAGCCAATGCACCAAATGCTAGCATGATGATGTTAATGTACTCTTCAACCTTTGGTAATATGGCCTTTCAAGTCCAGCCTGCTAGTCCTGGAGAGATACAAGAGGGCTTTGCGACTATTCCTTATCTGTCCCTGGAGGCCATGCTTTATAACGGCCAGATGTCTAATCAGACGGTAGCTCCTCGCCAGATTCAAACAGGTTCAACCGCTGGGACGCAGAACATTCAAGGGTCACAGAATATCACCGACGCCACGGGTAATATCCGTGTCTCTATGGGTACAACAGGTGGCTACTAACGCTGGAATCAGGGTCACACAGCCTGGGGTTAGCGTTCCTTATGCGGCTGACTACCAGTATGTGTTTAATTCAGACTGGCCTAGTCTTGCGATAGCTTTTGAGGCTGTCGTAACGGTAACTGGAACTTATGGAACAGCAACTGTGGCGCATAACCTCGGTTTTGTACCTTTTATACAAGTATGGGATTATACCGGCGGAACGAACAACGGACGGGTCGGTATCGCTATATCTACACTATTTGATAAAACAAATATAAATCTAACAAATAATACAGCTTCAGATATTGTATGTAGTATTAAATGTTACAACTTTGATATAACTATCGCTAAGGACTATGCCTTACCAAAATACCCTATAATAAAAACAAAGTATGACCCCTCAACTGGTATTAAGGTATCAAAGTACGGTAAATCAATTGGATCAACCGACCTTAGAGACTTTATACTCCACTCACGGTCGCAATCACCAGCCATTCTATCAGTAGTAACTAAAATTGATTCTAGTTACAACGTAACATACGTCAACCCAGCTAACTATCTACCCTGGGCTTTTGCCTTTGCGAGCTTTTCAACAGGTTCATATCAAATAGTATCGCCCGGTCCAACATCAGCACCGCCTCAGTTTACATTCTCATTCCCGTCGGGTAATAACATCGGTAAGGTTGTGTTAGCTTTAAGTAGTAGTGCAAAGGCTGCTAGCCTTGTTATATTGCGCGACCCTCTTATCGTGGCTAATACCAAGCAGGTAACATATGGATAATGGCCCTATATCAGTATCAGCTCCTGGAGTTTCGCTTATTGGCGCACAGTCTAAAGATATAACTTTTAGCACTCGCTATCCTTTTGCAAAACTCGATACAACCAATCCAGTTAGTTTTCAGGTTCTTACTATTTTCTTAAATAGCGAACCGCCTAACCCTGGCAGCGTAAACACAAGTCTACAAACGCTTATTTATTCATTCCCACATGGTTACAAGTACGTACCGTCATCATGGTTTTTAGTCTCATTAGATAATTTTCAAACTGTTTCAGCACAAGAGGGCGGATATATACAAGGTGCAACATCTGGTGCTGGTACGAGTAACACAACTATTCCTATAGTAGTAGACGCTACGAATGTCAATATATACGTCAATAAGTTCTGGGGTTCTGGTAGTGCATCACCTCCATCAATCATTGGTTATTTTATTACTATTCGAGCTTATATATTCGTTGAAGACCTTTTGGCTCAAGGAGTTCCGACTCACGCTTGATATTTTTATTTAACTTGCTATAATTACCCTATAAGGTAACAAGCCGCTGACGAGCGGT